TTAAACGTTGAGCGATAAGCCGCACCCGGCCTGTTCCAGCATCACCAGATTGATTCTCTGGGTTTGTGAATCATCCGCTTCGGTAGGCAGGATCAGCCGTCCTTCCGGTGAGCCTTTCAAGGGTTTGGCGGTCACGGCGAAGGGATGGAAGCCCACGTACCAGCCCAAACTATTTTTGGCATTGACCCAGCCGCATAGCGAATCTCCATACTGCTCATGGTCAATGGACCATTGCAAATCCCTGAACTGGGCGGAGTCGGGGTCTTTTAGCGAGTCTCGTACAACCTGCAAGTAGGCGGCCTGCTTTTGCTCTCTCTTTTTATCCTGTTCAGCCTTCTGCCGGGCCAGTTCGGCAACTTTCCGTTCTTGGAGTTGTGAGGACGCATCGGGTGGAGAGTCGCCACAGGCGACAAGCGAGATCAAGGTCAGGATAACGAGAAATGACGGTGGGGTCTTCACGTCGAATTCCTTATTACATGCGGTGGGCAAGAGCGGCACCGCCTGGACTTGTTCAGGCCGGTCATGACCGCCTGAGCTCTGCTGTATAACCTCACGATAGCTAAAAAAATCCTGCTCTCAAGCAGGCAAATGGCAGAACCTGGCCCATCTTCCCCGTCAACTCGGGCAGGAGGCTGCTACACGATGATGTCATGGCCATGGGCCATTTTAGAACGACCTCCGGGTCGCGTCCGAGCGGTCAGGCGCAGTCTCGCTGTCTGGCGGGGTGAGGCTTGCCAATCCGTCGCGGGCGGCCACCATTTATCCATTGAGCAATAACGTCACCCACTACAACACCACGGTCACGGGTATTGCCAGCGCCGCCATCACGGCGGCAGCAAGGAGTGGACCAGGGTCCAGGGTGGTGCCTGCTCAACCGAGTTCGTGATGGTCGTGATGGCGGCGGCCGGAACCTCGTCCACGCTCTGGATGACTGATTTATGCCGTCTCTTCCAGAAACAACAACGGCCCACTGTGTAGTGGGCCGTTTGTTCACATGCGAAAATTTCTTAGTGGATGACCGATAGGAGGTGCTTCGGTAGCCAGTCGGCACCACCGCGCGGCCAGGCAACCAGCACGCCGCGCGCATGGTCACATGCGACGACCGTGCCATCACACTTCTCAACATGGCCGTACGGCGCATAATTCACACGCAAACCAGGCTGTGGTTGAACATCGTTACTTTGGAAAAGAGACAGAAGGCTAGAGATGATGTATTTCATATTCGAGATTGGACTTGCTGTGGTTTCTAAATTACTAAGCAAATTATAGGTGCTAATTGTGCGGTGCACCATAATAATTGCGACAAATATGTTCGTAATTGAGTTATTTTGTGTAACATTTCGAACATTTACGTTTGCGGAGAGGTTGGTTGGGTTGTGGCCATGGGGTGGTTGTGGTGTGGCGGGAGAGCCTCCCGATTGCAGCCGGCGGTCAGCATGGGGGTCATCACAACGACGGTTCCCATCCTGGGGCTGCGGGGCTCGGAGGATGGCGCCATTTGGTAAGGAGGCTCACGCGGCCGGTGAGTGACCTCGCTGTGGTGTTGCGGGAGTATTGGCACAGGGCTGTATCGGTGGGATGAGCCGGGATGAACTGGGCTAAACCGGGATGTGATAAGGCTTTCAGCCGAGATGTCGTCGACTGACCACGATTTTGTGTTTAACGCTCAACAAAGACAAAGCCGCGAAGTTTCGCGGCTTTTTTGTCACTCAATCAGGTAAAGGGATGGCTATACCTGTCGCCCGTACCAGACGACGCGCCCGATGATGGCGAAGTCGTCCGTCGGCTTGTTCAGATCGACCTCGAAAGGTTCGTAAGCCTCGTTGGCACTCAGAACTTTCAGTCTCCCACCGGGGATGCGCTGTACCCGCTTCACAATCAGGTCGCCGTCCAAGCGTAGTACGTATAGGCCTGTGCCTGGTTCATTGTCGGTGTGATTCACCAGGATCGCGTCGCGGTCGTTTAGCACCCCTTCCATGGAGTCTCCCTTGACCGATAGCACCGACAAATCCTTGGGGTCGGCGCGCAGGTAGTGCTCGACCCAATATCGGCGGAAAGCCATTGAGAACACAGGCTTCTCACCATCAGTGGCCGAGCCGTGAGCTGCTGCAGCCTTCAGATTGAAGTGCGGGATAAAAACGAAGTCTTCCAGGCTGACTGGATTTCCCAGGGTGTCCTGGCAGATACATGGAGAAGGCTCTCTCTGCGGGGAGGGAGCTGCTACCTCGGCCTCTCCCTTGCGCATGGGGCCTTCGCCAAATAAGAGCCAATCAGCAGATATGCCGTAGTGCCGAGCAAAAATGGACAGTTTGGTAGCGTCCGGCTCCCGTTCCCCTGCCTCCCAGGCCTGGAATGTAGAAAGAGATACCCCAACTACGCTAGATGACTCATTTCTAGGTACGCCAAGCTCTTCTCTGGCCTCCCGAATGCGCCCACCAAGAGCGGACCTGCTACTTTCAGGTTTGTCTTGCAAACCTGAAAGCGATTTCGACTCGCCGATACCTGTTTTAAGGTTCGTCATAAGCACCTGAAAACAATATGTATTTTCAGGTATGTTGTTATTTTCAAACACAACAAACCTGAAAATAAGTTGAAAACCACTTGAGGCAGCCTGTTTTCAGGTATGATGCGTTCACCTAATCAGTGCAAAGGATTAAGGAATGAACACATCGCACGCCCCAAAAAAATCCGCCGAGGATTGGCACCGGGCGGACATCGTGGCGGCCCTGCATAAGCAAGGCTGGTCATTGCGGGAGCTGTCACGGCAAAGCGGGTTGAGTGCGGGGGCACTGAACAACGCGCTGGACCGTCCTTGGCCGAAAGCGGAACGCATTATTGCTGCCGCTATCGGTGAAGCACCCGAGACCATCTGGCCGAGCCGCTACGAACGGCGCCATTTTAAACCGGCTTTCCCATCCGTATCCCCAGTATCTGCAAATTGCCCAATCGTCATGGGTTAAAGCGTAGACCTGGACGCGACAGCGTACCAGAGCTGCGTTTCCCAATAAGAGGAAACACGTGATGAGAAAACGCCATTGGAAGTCGGTGCACCCCAGCAGTCTGAGCGAGGCATTCGAGCTGTGCATCGAATTTGCCGCCGAGCATCGCCGCCCGGTCAAGGTGCTGGCCGACCTGATGGGGGTCGAGGTGAAGACCCTGTACCGCTGGCAGGCGGAAACCTCCATGCCGCTGAACCGGGTGCGTCAATTCGAGACGTTCTGCGGGGTGTCGTATGTGAGCGAGTACCTGTGCCTGGCTCACGGCAACAAGGTGGTCATTGAGATTCCCACCGGCAAGAAGGCCTGCGTGGCTGAAGTCGCCCAGATACAAGCCCATGCCGCCACGGCCATGGCACTGCTGGCGCGGTTTTACGTTGATGGGCTGGACGCAGAAGAAACCCTGTCGGCCATGACCAGCGCCTTGTCCGAATTCGCCTACCACCGCCAGAACGTGATGAAGGCCGGCGAGCCGGAATTGGAACTGTTCGGGGAACGCCATGAGCCAGCCCACGGTTAAAACCCATTACAGCGCCGCCGAGTTGGCCGCGATGAAGCTGCCCGGCTTGCCCGGCACGATTCAGGGCATCGGTCTACGGGCCAAGGCCGAATCGTGGAACAGCCGTCGCAAAGCGGGCCGGGGCGGTGGCTTCGAATACGCCCTGACCAGCCTGCCGGCCGCCGTCCAGGAGGCCATCCGCACCCAGGTGGCGCGGCAACTGGTGGCCTCGTTGCCGACCGTCATCGACAAACCGGGCAATGCACCGGTGCTGCGTGAACAGCAGCTGGCCCTGCCGCTGACCACCGAGCAACAGACCGTGGAAGCCGCCCGCCTGGGTGTGCTGGCTCATATCGACAAGCTGGTGGCCGGCTGCGGACTGACCAAGGAACGTGCGATGCAGCACCTGTTGGCCAGCGTGGCCACCGGTACGGCCGACCCGCTGATCGTCGCCATGCTGCGCCGTGCCGGGGACAAGCGGGGCCGCAAGGGGGCAGGGGAGCTGCCCGCGATCCGCACCTTGAAGCGCTGGTTTGCTTTACGAGATGCCAAGCATCTGGCCCCACAAGTGCCGCAGCCGGACTTCACCATTCCTTGGTGGGCGCGGGATTTTCTCGGCTACTGGCAGCAGCCGCAGAAACCCTCGGTCGAGCTGGCATACCGGTTGTTTTGCGAGGAGATGCAGGCGAGGGGGGCTGACATGGGGCTGGAACGCATCCTGCCCAGCGTGCACGTGGTGCGGCGCTTCCTTAAAAAGCTCGGCACGGTGAGCCGGGAGCGGGGCCGCATGGAAAGCCGCGACCTGAAGCGCCTGCAGCCGTTTGTCCGGCGCGACTTCGGCGATCTGCTGCCAAACGATGTCTGGTCGGCCGATGGCCACTGTTTTGACGCCGAGGTGCAGCACCCGATTACAGGGCGACCGTTCCGCCCGGAGATCACCAGCATCGTCGACATCGCCACCCGGCGCGTGGTGGGGTGGTCGATCGATCTGGCCGAATCGGGGCTGGCGGTACTGGACGCGTTGCGCATGGCCGAAGAGCAGGCCGGCATGGGGGCGATCTTCTATGTCGACAACGGCAGCGGCTACGTCAACGCCATGATGAAAGACGAAGGCGTCGGCCTGATGGGGCGCATTGGGCTGACCATGCTGCACTCCATCGCCTACAACTCGCAGGCTCGGGGCGTCATCGAGCGCCTGCACCAGACGCTGTGGGTGAACGCCGCCAAGAGGCTGCCGAGCTACATGGGCGCCGACATGGACGCCCAGGCCCGCCAACGCCAGTTCAAGATCACCCGCGCTGCGCTGACCAAGAACGGCAACGCCAAGCGGATGCCGCTGATCGGCTGGGACGACTTCCTGCCGTTCTGCCGAGAGCGCGTGGCCGAGTACAACGCCCGGCCGCACGCCAGCCTGAAGGGGCTGAGTCCGGATCAGGCGTGGCAGGGCTTCGTTGCCAAGGGCTGGCAGGCCGAGCGACTGGAGAGCGCCACCCTGGAGGCCCTGTTCCGGCCGCGCATGGAGCGCACGGTACAGCGTGCCGAGGTCCGGCTGTTCAACAACCAGTATTTCAACGAGGCGCTTGCCGAGCTGCATGGCGAAACGGTGCACGTGGCCTACGACATCCACGATCCACACCGGGTGTGGGTGTACCTGACCGAAGGCCGCTTTGTCTGCACGGCCGAGTGGAACGCCAACCGCAGCAGCTATGTGCCGACCAGTGCCAAAACGGCCGCGCAGGAGAAACGCGCCGCCGCCCAACTGCGCAACCTGGACAAAAAACGTGACGTGATCGAACAGGAGCGGGGTGGCCGACCGGCGCTGACGGTGATCGACAGCCCGGTGGTGATGCCGGGCATTTCCGGGCGAGACATCGTGGGTGCCTTCGAGCGCCTGGCCGAACCGGAGGTGCCGTTAATTCACCGAGAACCGGTGCGGACGATTAACGCGGCCAGTGGCGATACCGAAGGGTTTGTTGTGCCACCGGCGCCGGAGCTGCGCATTCGGGTGTGGCACGAGCTGAGCACGTTGGCCGAAGCCGGCGGGCTGCTGACCGAGAAGGAAACCAAGTGGCTGGCGAGCTATGCCAAGAGCCACGAATTCCGGGTGATGAGCCAGAAATACGCCGAAGCGGACCAGGCCTCGGCGTGATGTGAAACGTGTGATTCAAGGGGATTGTTAACGATGTTCGACCATAGCGTCAATCGCATTGCCCCCATCGCCAACCTCGATCTGGTGGCGGTGGTGATGGAGAAGCTGGTGCACCGGCAGGATGGCTTGCCCGGACTGGCGGTGTATTACGGCCCGTCCGGCTGGGGCAAGACTACTGCCACGGTAGCGGTGGCCAACCGCAGCCGCGCCTATTACGTGCAGATGCGCTCTTCCTGGACGCGCAAGGACCTGCTGGAAAAAATCCTGTTCGAGATGGGCATCAAACCGGCGGGCCGTACCACCCTGCTGCTGGACCAGATCTGCGAGCAACTGGCCGCCAGCCGGCGCCCGCTGATTCTCGACGAGTTCGACTACGCCGCCGATAAGCACGCGATGGTCGAGTTGGTGCGCGACATCTACGAGGGCAGCCAATCCAGCCTGCTGTTGGTCGGCGAGGAGTTGCTGCCGAACAAGCTGAAGAAGTACGAGCGTTTTCATGGGCGGGTGCTGTCCTGGGTGCCGGCGGCGCCGGTCAATCTGGACGACGTCCGCAAGCTGGCGGCGATCTACTGCCCGGAGGTGGCGCTGGCGGACGACCTGCTCAACCACCTGGTGGCCCTCAGCCACGGCTCGGTGCGACGCGTCTCGGTGAACCTGGTCAACGTCCACGACGCTGCCCTGATCGAAGGTTGGGACAGCGTGGATCGCGCCCAGTGGGGCGAGCGTGCCTTGTATACCGGCGACGCGCCGAAGCGTCGCGCCATGGCATGAGGGGCAGGGCATGATCGACCGCAAACGCCCCAAACGTCAGCCGGCAAACATGGAGATGGTGGGCGGCAAGGGGAGTCGTCAACGTACCTGGGAAGCTGTCCGCAAGCTTCGGGACGACTTTACCGCCTACCAGGTCGCCAGGGTGGCCAAGGCCGACGACGAGACTGTGCTGACCTATCTGCGCTCGCTGGACAAAGGTGGCTTCATTACCTGCCTGACGCCAGCCGATGCCCCCTTGGCCACCGTGAAGCGCTACAGCCTGACCCGGGATAACGGTATCGAGGCCCCCCGGCTGACCAAGGACGGCAAGGTGGTGAAACAAGGGCTGGGTACGGAGGCCATGTGGCGAGTGATGCGCATCATCGGCGACTTCACCTGCCGCGAACTGGCGGCTCATGCCAGTACGTCGGAGGTGAAGGTCAGCGAGGACTCCGCCAACAGCTATATCCGTGCCCTCAAGCTGGCGGGTTATCTGGTGGTGACGGCGGAGGCCAAGACCCGAGGGATCGGGGAGGGTAGAACCTTGGCCCGCTACCGCCTGGCGCCCGGCCGCTACACCGGCCCCCGCCCGCCGATGATCCAGCGCACCAAGAACGTCTACGACCCGAACCTGGGCAAGGTGGTGTGGCAGCAGGAGATCGACCATGACGACCTCTGAACCGCGCTGGCTGGAGTTGCTGCGCGCCGAGGCGGAGCGCACCAGCATCGCCGCCATTGCCGGCCGGCTGGGCTACAGCCGCACCAGCATCAGCCTGGTGTTGGCTGGCAAGTACCCGGTGGCGCCCGACCGCATCGCCCGGGCTGCGATTGCCTTGCTGGACGTGGTCGAGTGCCCGCATGCCGGGCAGACCCTACCGCTGGCAGAGTGCCGGAGCGTCGCTCTCGGCGCGGCGCCAACACACCACCCGATGAAGCTGGGCCACTGGCGCGCCTGCCAGCGCTGCCCAAACCGACCGCAAGGGGACTGAGATGCAGATGCAATCGATCGCTGAGCGAATCAAAGATTCGCACGCCGTTCAACCAAAGCGCCCGCCGTTCAACGCCCTGATGCTGGCCGCCACCTTCAAGGCCGCGGCCGCCATCGAGGCACTGAGCCAGAGCGGCCTCACCGTGGTGAAGGTCGAGCTTGAAACGCCGGCCCGGCCGACCATCCGCATCCAGACCTGCGGTCAGTGCCGACGCCTGATCGAAAGCGGCGATGCGGTGTACTTCAGCTACGGCCAGATGGATCACTTCGGGCCGTACCGCGAGGGGCAGTTTCAGCTGGGTGGCTGCCGCATCGTGTGGACCGAGTTTGGACATTGAAGAAGAAGGGGAGAGCCATGAGCAATCAACAACGCATCGATTACCGCGCACTGCGCAAGAGCAAGGACCTCAACCAGCAGGATTTCTGGGGGCCGGTTTACGTGACCCAGTCCGGCGGCAGCCGCTACGAAAGCGGCCGCGACGCCCCCGAGCCGGTGGCCGAACTGGTCCGGCTGTATCACGAGCTGGGCATCGATACCCGCCTGATCACGCCGGAGAACGCCCCGCTGATTCGCGCCGTCCTCGACAACGGGATGAAGGTCGCCAGGCATGACGACCGCGCCGACTGAACTGGACCCTGACACCAGGAGTCGGCTCGCCGACGAGGTGGAGCGGCTGGTGCGGATGGGGATGGACCGGAAGAAGGCGCGCCGCGTGGTGTGGGACGACTACCTGGACGAACGGGCCGCCGATGTCACCCCGCCTCCCGAGCCCGAACCCGTCCAGGTGGCGCCCCCGGTGACCGCGCCGTCACCCGCGACGCGGCGACCGATCCCGGAGGCGCAGGCCGAGCAGTTTTTCACCCCCGAGCGGCTGCAACGAAACCGGGGCGAGCTGGCCAGGATTAAACAACTTGTTGGATTAAGGAACCGGAAAACATGAAGACAGACCAAACCCTCCCCGCCGGCTACTGGCGCGACGCCAAGGGCCGGCTGGTGCCGCCGGAGCTGGTGGCCCCCCTCGACCAACTGCGCGACCAGACCGTGCGCCAGCTGGTGGACAAGGCCCTCGCGTTGCAGACGCAGCTGCAGGCCTTCAAGGGCACCGCCTTCGCCGACGTGGCGGCGATGGTCGCCACCAGTGCCGAGCAATACGGTGTGGCCTTGGGTGGCGAGAAAGGCAACGTCGTGCTGACCAGCTACGACGGCACGCTCAAGGTGGTGCGCGCCTACCAGGACCGCATCAGCTTTGACGAGCGCATCAAGGCGGTGAAGGCCCTGATCGACGCGTGCCTGGAGGACTGGACCGCCGACGCCGTGCCGGAGCTGAAAGCCCTGGTCACCCGCGCCTTCGAGTCGGATCGGGGCGGCGACCTGCGGGTACAGCGCATTCTGGAGCTGCGCCGGCTGGAGATCGCCGACGAGCGCTGGAAGCGGGCCATGCAGGCCCTGGACGACGCCATCAAGGTCGACGGTACGGCCGGCTATATCCGGCTCTACCAACGCGGTGGCGCCAACGAGCAATGGCAACCGATTTGTCTTGATCTGGCCGCCGTGTAAGCCCGACACGCCACCCCATTACCCTCGCACGCCATCAACTTTTTTATCAGCAAGGAGCAAAGCATGACCAAACAAGAACTGATCGCCACTCTGGCCGCCAAGGCCGACGCCACCAAGGCCGACACCCTGCGCTTCATCGACGCGCTGGAGCGCACCATCCACGAAGAACTGGGCAACGGCGGCGAGATCACCCTGGCCAGCACCGGCAAGTTCAAGGTGAAGGTGACCAAGGAGCGCAACGGCCGCAACCCGAAAACCGGTGAAACCGTGCTGATCCCGGCCAAGCGCAAAGTGACCTTCACCCCCTCCAAGGCACTGAAAGAGGCCATCGCCTAAACCGACGCGACCGTTCAGAACCCGGTGTCGAGCCGGCCGCCGTTAACCCGGCCGGCTCCGCAACGTGTTTTAACCCGCCATGCAGCCGTGAGTGGCCAGCCTCCGACCAACCCAACTGGAGGTGCGCCGTCCTCTGAACCCGGCTTGGCCACTCACGGGTGCATGGACTCAAGGAGACGATTCGATGACTGACCGCCGCCGCGCCATGATCGGCAAGCTGCACGTCGCCCGGCAGCAGATCGGCATGGCCGAGGAGGATTACCGCGCCATGCTGGCCCGGGTGGGCGAGGGCAAGACCAGCAGCACGACGCTCACCCTGCCGCAGCTGGACCGTGCCCTGGCCGAGATGAAGCGCCTGGGCTTTGTGCCAAAACCCCCGCAAAAAGCCGGCAAGCGTCCCACGCCGACCGACGAGCGGGAACGTTACATGGCCAAGGTCGAGGCGCTACTGGCCGACGCCGGCCGGCCGTGGGAGTACGCCGACGCCACGGCCAAACGCATGTACCAGATAGACAAGGTGGCCTGGCTGGACCTCGCCCAGCTGCGCAGCCTGATGGTGGCACTGGAAATCGAGGCACGCCGCCACGGCAGAGGAACCGAACCATGGGAAAAATGAACGAAGAGGCCATCGCGCGCGCTCAGCACCTGCTCCCGGAGAACGCCCGCGAGCTGGTGCGGCTGATCGGGCTGAACCTGACCATGAAGTTGGTCGACCTGCTGGGCGGGACGCATTTCCCGATCCCCAAAACCGCCAAGCAGGAGGGGCAGTATTTCGCGGCCCTGGCCGAGGTGGTGGGCGTGGAGGCCGCCAAGGTGCTGATCCGCCAGTACGGCAACACCCGCCTGTACGTGCCCAAGTGCGCGGCGGCGCTGCGGGCGCTACGCGACGCCAACATCCGCGCCGATTACGACCGTCACTGCCGCGAGCTGGGGCACAACGCTACCGTCAATCATATCCTGGTGCCCAAGTACCGCCTCTGTGACCGCCGCCTCGAAAAAATACTGAGCAAGGTCGACGAGCTGCTGCCGGAAGCGGCAGCCCAGGGGCAACTCTTCTAGTCCCTCTCCACCGCGACCATCCCACACCCCGCCATCCGGCGGGGTGCTGCTTTACCGAACCCTTTCCCGGTCCGTTCCCGCCCCATCGCTCTCTACGATAGCCCCCATGTTTTCAGCATGAGGAGGCGTGATGCCCCGTTCCATCGATCTGATCGTCATTCACTGCGCTGCCAGCCCCAACGGCAAGCAGCTGGCCAAGAATGACGGCCACCAGACGGCCGCCGGAATCATCGACGTCTGGCACAGCACACGCGGTTTCCGTCGTCAGCCGGCCGCCGTCACCCGGTTCAACCCCCATCTCAAGAGCATCGGCTATCACTTCGTGCTGGACTGCGACGGTCGCAAGAGCACCGGGCGCGGGCTGGACGAGATCGGCGCCCATGCTCTGGGCCATAACACCCACTCCATCGGCCTCTGCCTGGCCGGGACCGACCGTTTTACCCGCGCCCAGTGGGACGCTCTGCACAGCCTGGTGAAGGCGCTGCGCGCCAAATTTCCGGCCGTCCGTGTCGTGGGCCACCGCGACCTGTCACCCGACACGGACGGGGATGGCACGGTGGAGCCCTCCGAGTGGCTAAAAACCTGCCCCGGCTTCAACGTCGCCGACTGGCTCAAGGGCGGCATGCAGCCCTTGGCGGGTCACCTGGTGGAGTAAGGCATGCACCTCTCCGACCTCGTCACCAACCCCGCCACCGGCCGCCTGTCGCACACCAAGCTGTGGGCCAACGTGGCCTGCGCCTCGGCCACCGGCCTGTTCGTCTACCAGGGCGTCCAGGGCACGCTCGGGGCCGACGTCTGGCTGACCTACCTGGGCACGCTGGGCTGCTACTCCGCCGCCCGTAGCTGGATTGCTACCCGGCGCACCAAGGGAGCTTCCGATGCTTGATCTCAACATCAAACCGCTGCTGATCGGTACCGCTCTTGGCGGTGTGCTGCTGACTGGCTACGGAATCGGCCGCTGGCAGAGTGATCTGAGCCACGAGGCCGTGATCGCCAACCTGCGCGCCAGCCATGAGCAGGATCTGCGGCACCTCTCCGACGCCAAGGCGGCCGAGCTGGGCCAGGCCTTGACCGAGCAGCAGCGCCTGACCGACCACGCCAACCAGCTGGGCTGGGAGCTGATCCAGACCCGCGCCCAACTCACCGGCATTCAACATCAACTCAAGCAAAGGATTGCCGATGCGGTCCGCTCCGATGGTCCCCGTTTTACTGGCCTTGGCCCTGTCAGCCTGCGGCTCTACGCCGCCAACCTCGGCTACCGCACCCCGGGTGATCCAGGTGTGCCCGCAGCCGACCCCGGAAATGCGGCAAAAGCCGATCAAGCCCGCGCCGCCGGTACCGGGCTATCACCGGCCGACCTCCTAGCCCATTCAGCCGATTACGGCACGTGGTGCCTGCAGCTGGAGAGCCAGCTGGACACCTGGATCAGCCTCTATGCCAAGGAGTCGTCATGACGACGGAGGGAGTACGCATCAACGCCCAGGGCGACCTGCTGGGCGAGCTGGACGTGACCAGCACGCGGCTGGCCGCACAGATCAACCAGATCGCGCCCTTGGGCGGCAACGCCGAGTGTGCCAAAGAGGCCGCCAAGCGGCTGGCCGAAGCCCTGTTCTGGGTGGAACGCGCCACGGGGGAATTCGATGGATCGATTTGATCGCGAGAGCGCCGACGAGCGCCGCAAGGAGGGACTGTGACGATTACCGTCGATTTCTGGTACCTGGTCGGGCTGCTGCTCGGCTTCCTGGGCTTTGTCTTCACCTTTGGCCGGCTGCTGCTGAGCCAGATCGACCAGCGCATCACCGCCTCGATCAAGGCACTGGCCGAGGCCGAGAAACACACCTCGGACCGTGTGGCCGGCCTGGAACGCGACCTGATGGCGATGCGCGCCGAGCTGCCGTCGCGCTACGTCATGCGCGAGGACTACATCCGGGGCCAGAGCCTGATCGAGGCCAAGCTGGACGCTCTCTATAGCCGCAGTGAAGCGATGAAGAACGACCTGATCAACAAGCTGGAAGCCATCTGGAAGGACAAACCATGAGCGTCGATCTGCAGAAAATCCGCCGAGAGAACATGCGCTGGCAGATCCTGCTGGTGTTGAACAACGCCCGCCCGGTCGGTGCCTACGAGGAAGTCATCCTGTCGGTGGTGCAGGCGCTGTACCCGGATGCCACCGCGCACGAGGTGCGCCTGCAACTCGACTACCTGGCCGACCGCCAGCTGGTGAAGCTGGAGCGCGAGCCCGGCGGACGCTGGTTCGCCGACCTGACCCGCCTGGGTGTGGACATCGCGGAATACACCGTGGACTGCCAGCCCGGCATCGCCCGGCCCGAGAAGTACTGGAGCGCCTGATGCCGCCGCGCTCCAAAGTCGCTCAACTCCCACCCGAGGTGAAGGCTTGGCTCGATACCGCCCTGGTCGAAAGCAATTTCAGCGGTTACCAAGAGCTAGAACAGGCTTTGGCCGAGCGGGGGTACAAGGTCAGCCGCTCAGCACTGAACCGCTATGGCCAGGAGTTCGAAGACAAGCTGGCCGCGTTGCGGCAGTCGTCCGAGCAGGCCCGTGCCGTGGTCCAGGCGGCGCCGGATGAGGAAGGATCGGTCAACGAGGCGTTGATGCGCCTGGTTCAAGACCATCTGTTCAAGCTGCTGATGAGCCAGGACGACAAATATGACCTGTCCAAGGTGGCCAAGGCCGTGGCCGAATTGGGCCGGGCCAGCGTGGTGCAGAAGAAGTGGCAGTCGGAGGTCCGCGCCCGTGCCGAGGCGGCCGCCGCCTCGGTCGAGAAAATCGCCCGCAAGGGCGGGCTGTCGGCCGACTCGGTGGCACAGCTGCGCCGCGAGATCCTGGGGATCGCCGGATGAGCGCCGTTCCCGCCCAGCTCCCCGACACCGCGCTGTCGCCCATCCCGGCCGCGCTGATGGGCTACCAGCAGCGCTGGGTGGCCGACACCTCGCCACTCAAGGTCATTGAGAAGTCGCGCCGCACCGGCCTCACCTGGGGCGAGGCCGCCGACAACGTGCTGACCGCCGCCGCCAGCCGCACCGCCGGGGGACAGAACGTCTACTACATCGCGTACAACCAGGACATGACCATCGAGTACGTCCAGGCGGCCGCGATGTGGGCGCGGGTGTTCAACTACGCCGCCTCCGAGATCGAGGAGGGGCTGTGGGAGGACGACGAGGACGACAAGCACATCAAGACCTTCACCATCCGTTTCCCCGGTTCGGGCTTCCGCATCGTCGCGCTGACCAGCCGGCCGTCCAACCTGCGTGGCCGCCAGGGCACCATCGTGATCGACGAGGCGGCGTTCCATGACCAGCTGGATGAGCTGCTCAAGGCCGCCCTGGCCATGCTGATCTGGGGCGGCCGGGTGCGCGTCATCTCCACCCACAACGGCGACGACAACCCATTCAACGACCTGATCAAGGACATCCGCGCCGGCAAGCGCAAGGGCACCGTGCATCGCGTCACCTTCCAGGAGGCGGTGGCCGACGGCCTGTACCGCCGCGTCTGCCTGCGCCTGGGCAAGGACTGGTCGGCCGAGGACGAGGCCGAATGGATGGCCGGGGTGTACGCCTTCTACGGCGACGGCGCCGAGGAGGAGCTGGACTGCGTGCCGGCCAACTCGGGCGGGGCCTGGCTGTCGCGTGCCCTGATCGAATCGCGCATGTCGCCCGACACCCCGGTGCTGCGCTGGGAGTGCAAGCCGGGCTACGAGCTGCAGCCCGACCCGCTGCGCGCCGCCGACTGCCAGGAGTGGCTGGAGGCCACGCTGGCGCCCGAGCTGGCCAAGCTGCCGGCCGGTGCCCGCTCGTTCAACGGCGAGGACTTCGCCCGCTCCGGCGACCTCACCGTGCATGTCCCGCTGATCGAGCAGCCAAACCTGACCCGCCGCGTGCCGTTCGTGGTCGAGCTGCGCAACGTGCCGTTCCGGCAGCAGGAACAGATCGCCTTCTACCTGCTGGACGGCCTGCCGCGTTTTGCCGGGGGCGCGTTCGATGCCCGGGGCAACGGCCAGTTCCTGGCCGAATTCGCCCTGCAGCGCTACGGCGAGGACCGTATCCGCCAGGTGATGCTGACGGAAAGCTGGTACCGCGAGCACATGCCGCCGCTGAAGGCGGCGTTCGAGGACGGCGACCTGCAGAACCTGCCCCAGGACGCCGACGTGCTGGCCGATCTGCGCGCCGTCAAGATCGTCGGTGGCGTGCCCCGCGTGCCGGAGACCCGCAGCAAGGGCAGTGGCGAGGACAAGGGCAAACGCCACGGTGACGTCGCCGTGGCGCTGGCGCTGGCCTGGTTCGCCAGCCGCGAAATCGACGCCCAGCCCCTGGCTACTCGGGGCTACAAGGGGATCAGCCGGAACGGCTTCGCCGGCTCCACCCGCTTCGGCCGGGGTACCTGGTAACACCACAAGAAAGGCAACACATGCCGCGCATTCTCGGGCCGGACGGCCAACCCATCGACACCGGACTGTTAAAAACCACCCTGGTCCAGCCCACCACCACCGGCGTGCGCCAGGTCGCCGCCGCCAGCCTGCAGGGGCTGGATGCGGAAGAGCTGGGCCGGCTGCTGCGCAACGCCGTCCAGGGCGACGCCACGGCCTACCTGCAACTGGCCGAGGACATGGAGGAGAAGTACCTGCACTACGGCTCCGAACTCAGCACGCGCAAACGTGCCCTGGTCGGGCTGGAACTGTACGTCGAGCCGGCCGGCGAGGATGCCGCCAGTCATGCCGCCGCCCAACTGGTGGAAGAGGCGCTGGACCCAATCCGCAAGAGCCTGTTCGACCTGCTGGACGCCATCGGCAAGGGCTTTAGCGTGCACGAGATCGACTGGGAGACCAGCGCCCGGCAATGGATGCCGAAGGGACTGAACTACCTGCAGCCCTACTGGTTTACTACCCGCAAGACCGCGCCGGACACGCTGTTTCTGCGCTCCGACCTGCACACCGGCGGCGAGCCGCTGGCGCCCTACAAGTTCGTGGTGCACCAGGTGAAGGCCAAGTCCGGGGTGCTGATGCGCGGCGGGCTGGCGCGCATGGCGGCGTGGGCGTTTTTGTTTTCGAACTACGCCATCAAGGACTGGGTGGTGTTCGCCGAGGCCTACGGCCAACCGCTGCGCGTCGGCAAGTACGACAGCAGCGCCACCGCCGAGGACATCGGGAGCCTGTTGATGGCGCTGCGCCAGCTCGGCACCGATGCGGCGGCGGCGATTCCCAAGAACATGGAGATCGAGTTCGTCGACGCCGGCAACAAGACCGCCTCGGTCGACATCTACGACCGGCTGGCGGCGTACTTCGACAAACAGATCAGCAAGGTGGTGCTGGGCCAGACCCTGTCCACCAACACCGGGGACGGCGGCGGCGGGGCCTACGCCCTGGGCAAGGTGCACAACGAGGTGCGCGAGGACATCCTGGAATCGGACGTGGCCGAGCTGGAAAGCACGCTCAGCCGCGACTATGTGCGTCCGGTGGTCGACCTCAACTTGGGGCCGCAAGCCGCCTACCCGAAGATCCGGCTGCGCATCAACAAGCCGGAGGACCTGACCGCGCTGGCTGGTGTGGTGGACAAACTCGTGAGAGCCGGACTACCGGTCAGCCAGGAGTCGGCCTATACCCGCTTCGGCCTGACCCCGCCCAAGCCCGGCGAGGCCATCCTGGTGCCGGTGGACCTGAGCCAGCCACAACAGGCGATGAACCGCTACCGCGCCGCCAACAGCCGGCAGCCCACCGGGGAGGGCGGCGACGTCGACCCACTGGTCACGCAACTGGCCGAGGCGGCCGGCTCGCCGCTGGACCGGATGCTGGCGGTGATCCGCCAGGCACTGGACGATGCCCCCGATCTGGAGACCTTCCGCGACTGGCTACTGACCGCCTTCGGCGACCTGCCCAGCGAGCAGCTGCAGGACGTGATGGCCACCGCCTTCAGCCTGGCGACGCTCGCCGGCCGCTACGAGGTGAGTCATGGCCGATGAGCTGGGCCTGACGGCCGTCATCAAGCAGCCCTGGCCAACCCAGCAGGACTATTTTCGGCAGAAGCTGAACCTGCCGACGGCGGCCTGGACCGACATCATGAAGCAGGCCCACGACCGCTCCTTCGTCGTGGCCGGGGCGATGAAGGCCGACCTGCTCGAAGACCTGCGCCAGGCCGTCGACCAGGCGATTGCCGGCAAGGCCACCTTGGCGGACTTCCTTCGCCAGTTCGACGACATCGTGGCCAAGCACGGCTGGGACTATCAAGGCGGCCGCGACTGGCGTACCCGGGTGATCTACCAGACCAACTTGTCCACCAGCTACGCCGCCGGCCGCTGGCAGCAGATGACCGACCCTGACATGCTCAAGGCTCGCCCGTACTGGCGCTACCGCCATAGTGACTCGGTGCTGCGGCCTCGCCCGCAACATGTGTCCTGGCACGGCCTGATCCTGCGCGCCAACGACCCGTGGTGGCACACGCATTACACGCCCAACGGTTGGGGCTGCCAGTGCAAGGTATTCGCGGTGTCGGAGTGCGAGCTGCGCGAGAAGTACGGCAAGTCCGGGCCGGACACCGCGCCGGCCATCCAGTACGTGGAGCACGACACCCCGGACGGTCCGGTCCAGGTCCCCGAGGGCATCGACTACGGTTGGGACCACGCCCCCGGGCAGGCCTACCTCGGCCAGCTGCTACTGAACAAGGCCGCCGCCACCTCGGCACGGATCGGGGCCGCCGCTGTGCAGAGCGCGGTCGAGCATGTCGGCGCGCTGGACACCCTCATCAACGGCCCCTGGAAATCCTTGGTCAACACCATCTACCCCGAACCGGGCGCGTACCGGCCGACCAAGCAGCGCCTCCACGTCGGCGCGCTATCGCCGGCCATGGTCGAGCGGATCGAGCGCGAGGCCGGCGAGGAGCTGGCAACCGCCGTGATCTCGGTCGACGACAGCGAGATCAAGCACGCGCTACGGGATGGGGGAGGGAAGGCCGACAAACGGGTCAGCGAAGCCGATGCCCTCAACGCCGTGGCCGGGATGTTCCAGCCTGAGCGGATCTATCAGGCCTTGGACAATGGCCAGCCCTTGCCGGTGTACCTACTGATCTACCCGGCCGAGGAGGGGGAGCGTTACGTCAAGGCGGTGGTGAGTGCCAATTATCGCGCCAAAGAACGCGACACCACGGGCAAGCGGAGAACGATTCAGACCAACACGCTGACGACGCTGGGCTATGCCCGCTTGAACGATCTGGACAACCCGGCGCAATACCGCCGGATTCAATAAGAGGGAAGCCGCACCGGCTGGACGCCACCCCCAGCGTGGGCACGCCCGTTTCCGGGATTGCCATACGTACATGCGCTGTTTCACGTATTCCAGTGCGGTAGGGAAAGTATGAGCGACAACACCTTTGAGATCAATGTCATCTCCAACACCATCCAGACCGCCCTGGACACCCTACTGGCCCGGGGCCAGAACCTGCGCCCGGCGCTGCTGGACTGGGCCGAGTGGGCCAAGGGCGAGACTGACGAACGCTTCACCGAGCAGGCGGACTGGCATGGTACGCCTTGGGAGCCGAACGCCCCCGACACCCTGGCCAACTACGTCCAGGCCGGCGGGGCCAAGAACTTTAAGAAGGACGGCTCGTTGTCAAAGCGAGGCCAGACCGTGCTGGTCGCTAAGAAGATTCTGCAGGGGCACACCGGCAACCTGCGCCAGTACGCCTTCAGCTACGAGGCCTCGGCCGACAGCCTGACTTTCGGCCCCTGGGGTAACGGCCTGGACGCCTATGCCGCCATCCAGCAGTTCGGTGGCCAGGCGGGGAGGGGGCTCAGCGTGTACCTCCCGGCGCGGTCCTATCTGCCGGTGGATGCAACCGGCCAGCTGGCTCCGGCGGCGGAGGCGGAGCTGCGGGCAGTGTTGGGGGAGTATTTGAATAGATTATGGAGCAGGTAGAGACCCAAAGTCGCCAGTCTTGAGTAATGAAAGTGTCTGTTCAACACCCACGATAAGCGGGGCGGGGGCGAAGCACGGGAGGCAGCAACAGGTGCGGGATGCTGGTGGTTCGCCTAAGGTTTTGAATGAATCGTTCCTCACCTGATCACTGACAAGGTTTCAGAAATATCGACAGGCAAAAACTGAGGAAATTCTTCAATTGTTTGAAGTATGCCAAGCTTTAGTCCCGCATCTCCATTTCTGCTGGATATGGCATTTAGTTCAGGAATATTTTTTAGTAAAAGAGCCTCCCAATCATGCCCTCGCATCATAAGAAAAGCCTTTGGTAGCTCGACAACCCAGCCATTATGGAGGGTGGATTGGGTTTTCTCGCCAAGCGGGACTGCAGTAGATGCAAATATTTTGTTTGCCATATTCTGCGCATCGTGCTCCGTCAATTTTGCTGCATCAACGTACGTGTGCAAATCGATTACAGAAAAGTCACTTAATGATTTTTTCCCCGCTCTGACAAGTGAAAGAGCAACATAAATTGGGTCAAGAATGTAGTTTTCAATGGAATATCTTCTGCCTCCGCCGAGCACGTAGACCGGGTGGCGATCTGTTTTTTTTCCATCCCAGTCGATGATGCCACGAACCAAATCACTGCCAGCTTCGTGAAGCCGGGTTGTGATTAACTCAACATCAGTACAGTTAGATGTTCCACTGTGAGGCTCAAGAAATATCGGCTGATAGCCGAGCGGATTAAATCTGTTTATGGTTTGAAATAGTTTCTGAAAGTAAATAACATCATATTTGCTTTCAACAAATATTTGACGTCTTTCTTCAATTGACACCTTAAGATGCGGTATGCCCTCGGTCAGTACCTCAATGCCTCGGCTGACGCTAATCATTTCTGGTGTTCTTGTTGCTCTATTCATTTCAAACAGTGCGTTATCTGGACACATAGCCACAGTCGATGGCGAATGCGTGGTAACAATAACTCTTACATCGGCTTTATCTACAACAATATCCCGCAACGTCTCAATCAGTAATTTTGAGTATTGGGGGTGAAGGGGGGCGTCAGGCTCATCGAGAATCAGCACCTCCGGTTTACCTGTTGATTCATGTGTATTATAAATGGCGAGCGCTAGCGACATGAGTACCTTTTCGCCAGTCGATAAATCATTAGCAGAAATATCGGTGTTATTTACCCTATCTATCAATCGCAACTTGTAAGTTGAATCTATGTCAATTTGCTCTGGACTCACCACCTCGTATGTGAGTCCCGCTTTTGAGAGTATTTCATTAACCAAGTCCCATGGTCTTGGGCCGTATTTCTGCAAAAACTCTTCATCAGTGAGGGTCGGAAAGTTTGTTTTGTTTTTTTCGTTGAGATATTGTTTGAATTGATTTTTGGTGTATCTGAGGTGGTAGGTTTTGAATATGAGCGCCAATTGCGAGGCGAACATGGTGCCTTGGTTGGATTCTGCAATGCTAAGGTTGTAGTAAATATCGTCTTCGCACAAGTCCTCAAACGGTTTAGACAGCTTGCTTGTAATGCTGGCTGCAACTGCGGTGAGAGGCTGGTTTTGCCCCCACCTTGGTAAGAATTGCGTGATAGGGTCGGTGATTATGTCGCCATTTTGTTTGGCTTGCTTGAGTAATCTTTGCTTCTCCTCTATTTGACTCCACCAGTTTTTTGTGATCTGGATAAGATTTTGCGGGTCACAGGCTTCATCAATTTGGGGGTTAAGCCCACCAAATCCGATTAGCTGGACTTTTGTTAGTGTTAGCCCGGAGTCTGTAATGGTTGATAGCTGACTATTCGATATTGCTTCCAGTAAATGGCTTTTCCCGCTTCCATTTTTTCCTGTAATTATGCAGAATTTTGGTATGTCAAAGAATATGTTGGCCGGTATGGATTTGTGGTTTTTATTGATCGTTACTTTCATTTTATAGGCGGATTTCTTATTAACTATTATGGATAAAACGTCCTGTGGTTGCTCAGTCGACTAGCAGAAAGCGTACTCGGCCCTCTGGAGGAGCATACGCCCTAGCTCGGTCCGAAATCTCCCTAAGCCGGGACCTCCATTTAGTCTCAACTCCTTGCCGTCGCGGGGTCTCCAGGCAATCTAGCGCCGAGTAGGTGCTATTAAATGAGCCTGAAAGCCAGCATATCAGTCAGATAGCATACTCGCATGGCACGTGAATGTCTGCTTCAAGGCAGGTGGACAATATCCGCTTCTGGCCGATTTCAGACCTTAGTTAGTGAGCTATCAGCAACTCATCCCAACAGGTTGTCCACCTTGGCGACCTTTTTTCTTGCCGCATCGCCCAGTCCCGCGTCAGCCCCTCCGACGCCAGGCGTAGCGTTCCGTGACCAAAGTCCCGATTCACGCGGTCCATTGTAGCCATCAGCGCGGTTCGGCGCGGATCTGGCAGCGGGGCGAACAGGTCCTGCTGATCGATGCCGGCAGGGCCGATTTCCATCAGCACGGCCCCCGCCTTCTTATAGGAAAACCCCTCCCGGTAGATGGCCCGCAGCCCGGCCATTGCTGCCCGGGTGATTTCGATGGTGTCGGCCGATGGGTGGACGAGCGGCACTACCGTCCATCCGTGGTATTGCAGGTCTTGTTCGCGGAAAGGGTTCGTTCTAATGGACACCCCCACAAGCCGGGCCGCGCTGTGCTGTAAGCGCAGTTTCTCGCTCGCACGACTGGCATGGTGGGAGATGGAACTGGCCAACGTATCGAAGTCGGTCACCAGTTCAGCAAAGGACCGCGAGGAGATGATCTGTTGTTTGTCCGGTGCCACGTCCTCCAGGGTCAGGCAGCTGACGCCATTCAACTCGGCTATCGTCCGCTCCACTACCACACTGAACTGCCGCTGGATAGCGCGTGGGTCTGCCCGCATGAGCTGCAGTACTGTCGTGATGCCCATGTGGGACAATTTCTCAGCTATCCGACACCCGATGCCCCACACTTCCCCCACCGACATCCGGCTCATCAGCTGATCCTGGTAGTGCTGAGATAGCCAATCCCAGGCAAACACCCCTTTGCATTGGGGATGCACTTTGGCCACGTGGTTGGCCAACTTCGCGAGAGTCTTTGTCGATCCGACGCCGACACAGGTGGGGATGCCCACGCGCTGCAGTACATCAGCCCGGATACGGGCGGTGTAGTCACGCAAGTCAGGGATGCCGTCCAGTGTGATGAAGCTCTCATCGATAGAGTACACCTCCTGCTCGATGCCCCAGCGTGCCAGTACCGTCATCATGCGTCTGGACATATCGCCATATAACACATAGTTGGAGCTGAAGACGGCGACTTCGTGACGCCGACATAGGGCCGCAATTTCAAAGTAGGGCACAAAGCCTTTGATTCCCAACTGCTTGGCTTCCGCCGAACGGGCGACCACGCAGCCGTCGTTATTGCTCAGCACCACGATGGGCTTGCCGTCCAGGTCGGGACGAAACACTCGCTCGCAGGAGCAATAGAAACTGTTGCCGTCGACCAAGGCGAAGGTGGTCACAGGAATTTCTTAATGCAGCCGGTGACCACGCCCCAAACCTGCAGCTCCTGGCCGTTGTGCAATTCGATGGGCGGGTAGGCGGGGTTTTCGGGGAGCAGCGCCACGCGGTCGCTACGCTTGTGCAGCCGCTTGACAGTGAACTCTCCATCCACGGCGGCCAGCACGATCTGACCATGCGCTGGCGGGATGCTGCGGTCGACCACGAGGACGTCGCCGTCACTAATGCCAGCGCCGAGCATACTGTCGCCGGACACCCGTACCATGAAGGTGGCGGCAGCATCTTCGATCAGGTACTGGTTCAGGTCCAGCGCCGTCTCCAGGTAGTCATCGGCGGGCGAAGGAAAGCCCGCCGGCACGCGCGAGCCATACACGGGTAATGCCAGGGATGGCGGGTCGCTGGCGGGGGTGAAAAGGGTATCGATCATGATGTGCTCCAGAACTCTTTTGATTGTGTACGAAATCAAAAGCAAGGCCAAGCACAATCGTGAACGCTATACTGGCGGCATGTGTGTCAACTTCATTCCACCCACCCGCCAACAACTCCTCGATTTATTTGATGTGGAGCCGCCACAGTTGGACTGGCCGCTAGAGGTCTGGCAGGACTACATCGCCCCGATCATCATCGACAACGGCAGCGGCCCCCATGCACTGCTGGCCAACTACGGTTTTGTGCCGAAGCGCCACATGCCGCTTGGCATCCGGCTCTCCACGATGAACGCCCGGGCGGAAACCATCGGCCAGCTGCGCACCTATAATCAGTCCTGGCACGCCGGCCGACGGTGCCTGGTACCGATGCAGTTTTTTTTTGAACCGTGCTATGAAAGCGGAAAGGCCGAGCGCTGGCGTATCGGACTGGCCAGCGGCCAACCCTTTGCCGTGGCTGGCATCTGGCGTGCTTGGCCGGAGGAGGATGGCTCGATCAGCCATGCCTTTTCCCAGGTCACCATCAACGCCGACGATCACCCACTGATGCGACGCATGCACAAGCCCGGCGACGAGAAGCGCAACCTGGTGATCATTGAGCCCGAGCACTACCAGGACTGGCTGGCGTGCCGTGACCCGGAAATAGCGCGAAGCTGCCTGACGAACTACCCCGCCGAGCAGATGCTGGCGGAGCCCGCGCCGAAAACGAACAAAGCGCCACCGACATCGGGGACACTTGATTTGTTCAGCTGAATACGAAGCGAGGCTTGTAATGCCAGGTCAAAGTGACTTGCCAACTATCTCCCGCAGCAAACTTTAAATTTTTTCCCTGAACCACATGGGCATCGATCGTTACGTCCGATTTTCTCGCTTTTTCTGGCGAATGGAATGACCGTTGATTTAGGGGTGGCAAATAACATTCCAGGGATGAAGAGCTGACCGGCAAGCTCTATTTTTTTATCTTCACTGAGATCGCGGGCTTCTCGAAATTTGTACAAATTGTCGAGAAATTTTCTATTTTGCTCTTGACGGTTTTTGACAGGATGGCCCATGGAATCAAAGTAGCTCAATACGATTATCGCGCTTTCCATGATCGAATCGCTTGCTGCATTCCTAGCAAAGCCATTCCTAATTTGACTCACTAGGGGCGGGGATTGCTTCCAACATTGTTGGGCAAGCTCACTTTTCCCTCCTTCTCGTTCATAGCACTTTTGAAGCAAGTTGGCTGCTTTTATCAGATCTTCATAATCCGCCCCCTTGGCTATATAGACTTGAGCAAGTTCATAGAGGACCTCATTGCCCAGTTGCCCAGATTTCAAGCAGCCCAAGTAAAGCGATTCTGCATCATCGCTTCCCTTTCCTTCAACACGCCCTTCCGCGATAAATTTAGCCAGGGTGAACATTGCAGTGGGAAAACCCTGTTCAGCTGCTTTGGTCAGCCAATTCAATGCAGTGATTTCATCCTTATCAACCCCGATCCCATTTAAATAGTGAACAAACAGATTGTATTGCCCCTCCGGATAGCCGGCCTCTGCGGCTCGGCGCGTGTAGTCAAATGCGGCTTGCGGGTTTGCCGGTCCACCCATTCCTTTATCGTACATCGCCCCGAGATTGATCAAAGCTGTCGGGTGGTCCTCCATCGCAGCCAACTCAAAATGGTTGCGGGCTTCCACTGGGTCAACGTCAAACAATTTAGATCCGAACATGTAGCAGCAACCAATGAAGGCATGAGCATCGGCATTGCCAAGCCTGCTGGCCCTGCAAATAAGATTCTCACCTATCGCTATTTTGTCTTCGCCTTCAAAGCCGTTGGCAAGAGCGGCACCGTATTCAAACATTGAAGGGGCATGCTCCTCATTGGCCGATGCCAATCTGAACCAGAAGACAGCCTGTTCCCGAAAAGACTGAATATCAAAGTTATGAAAACTAATATCCCCTGACTCAAGAGCCTTCTGGGATTCCAGTTTCAACCCATCTACTTTGTCTTTAAATATCTTTCCTGCCATGTACCTTGCTTCGGGGTCGGCCCCAATCATGGCTTGATAGCAAATCTCTTTTAATCCATCACTAACTTGGGCCGAAATATCGTAATGTGGCACGGGGGACCCAGGGTGGCACAATTGATAGGTAACATGAAGCAACTCCCTAGTGATGTTCATTGACTGTTCACAAAGAGCTGTAAAGCCCTGCTTGGTCAGGTAGAATTTTTCTGGATGGGCCCCTGTGTTTCCATTCTTCCGTAGCTGATGTAACTTTGACATGGTTTCTGAATTGATCAGTTGTTCTTTGAACAGCCGATAAATTTTCTGATCAAGGTCGCCCCCATCTGACGAACTAAGACCCCCTTTCTCAGCGATCAGCTCACAGACTAGATGGCACAAGCCTCTCAAACGTCCCAAGGAATAATCAGGGAGCTCCGAGCTGTTTTCCTTTGCAGATTTGTAAAGCTCTCCGATCCTAGGCGAGATGAAAAGCGCAAAATCGATATCATTCATGAAAAATGCTCGTGTTGTGTCCCGCTAGCTTAGACTGACTAAAGTAACGTCTATTGTCAGTTTACGTGCCAATTTGTAAGAGTCTTGGCCGCAGTTGAGTAACCCAAGAGACCTTGGCTTATTCATGGTTGCATCACTATGGATTCAAGTGGCACTTTGGTGCATCTGCTGTGACGGAACATAAATCAACCAAGTTCTGAAGTCAGAATGATGACGCGAGGCCACTGAGGTCCTAACCACAAAAACTGCCGCTGCAACGCGTTCATCATGCCACTAGGGTCGATGTATGCCAATACCATTACGAGCCGTGCCTGAGCCGATTTAACGGCCTTTTAACGCCATCACCGTAGCCCGCCGTCACTCCACCTCGCGGCTTACCGAACCCTTTCCCCCGTTTTGCCCGAACTCGACCCGCTCACAATGCGGGCCATGAACACGACCCCACTCCACCGAGCCATCAACGCCTTGTTCTCATCAGGGCGGGCCATCAACGCGCTGACCATCGATTTGCCCGCCGAGGTGCCGGAATGGGTCGAGCTGATTCCGGCCGGGCGATTTACCGGCCGGGATGGTCGCGGCCCCTGGTTCAGCGACATCCCGCTCATCCTGCAGGCGTTCATTTCGGACCAGGCCACCGGCATCGAGCCGGTGGTGGATTACGACCATCAGTCCTGCGTGGTGCTGCAGACCGGCCAAAAGGCCGAGGCCGCCGGCTGGATCAAGCAACTGGAAGAGCGGAGCGGGGCGATCTGGGGGCGGGTCGAGTGGCTGGCCGAGGCCGCCCAGGACATTGCCGGCCGTCGCTACCGCTACCTGTCACCCGTGTTCGACTACGACGCTACCGGCCGGATCGTGAAGCTGGTCTCGGTGGGGCTGACCAACGTACCCAACCTGTTTTTACGTGCGCTCAACTCAATGGAGGAACCTGGCGTGGAACTGCTGAAACAACTGAATGAATTGCTGGGGCTGGAGGCCGGTGCTGACGCAGCGGCGGCTCTGGCGGCCACCAAAGAGCTGCAAGGCAAGGCGACGGCGACGCAGACCGCGCTGAACAGTCTGCGCAAGGCAACGGGCGCAGCCGAGTCGGCCGACCTGCAGACCGTGGCCAACAGCGTGCTGACCCAGTTTGTGCCGCGCTCCGAGTACGAGCGCGTGGCCAATGCGCTGTCCACCCAGCAGCAGCAAAGCAAGGAAGCCGAGATCGACCAGGTAGTCGATCAAGCTATCGCTGACGGCAAGGTGGCGCCGGCCAACCGGGGCTATTTCCGTGCCCAGGCCAGCGCCGACCTGGCCGCCTTCAAGCAATTCGTGGCGGGCGCCCCGGTTATTGCCGCGCCGGCCAATACCCAGCGTGCCGCCAACACCCTGCAGGAACGCCAGGACACCAACCCGCTGATCGCCAACGCCAAGGCCCGTGCGGCCGCCAAGTAAAGGAATCCTGAATGCCTACCGTGATGGAACAACTGCTACCCGGTATCGCCCTGGTGGAAGACCCGCGCCTGTCGCGGGAGCTGGTCGACGTGGGGCCGGCCGCGTTGGCGGCCGGCACTCTGGTCGGTGTCGCCGCCCTCGATGACGAGCTGGCGGTGCCCTGGATCGATCCGGCTGCCGCGCCGCCGGCCATCCTGCTCGGCATCGTGCCGCGAGACATCCCGGCCGCCGAGGCCGGCGTGACCTCGCGCCCGGTCGAGATCGTCGCTGGGGCGGCCCTGGTGGCCCTGGACGAGCTGCTGGTCTTGGCCTCCGCCCAAGCCACGACTGCCGCCATCTACCGCAAGGTCGTGCGAGAGCTGTCGCAACGCGGCATCCGCCTCACCGAACGCTCGTAACGCACCCCATATAAGGATAAGGAAACACCACCATGCCGCAAAATATCGCCGACATCCTGAAAAACCCCGCGTTTGGCGTGGCCAGCCTGACCGAAGCGATCAAGCTGCTGCCCAACGTCTACAGCAAGGTGGGCAAGAGCGGGATTTTCAAACGCTCCGGGATCAACACTCGCACCGTGGCGCTGGAATACGCCAACGGCCGCATCCACCTGCTGGCCACCAAGGAGCTGGGCTCGGCGGGCAGCCGTACCAAGGCGAACCCTCGTGCCGTGCGCTACTTCGGCGTGCCGCATATCCCGCACGACGACACCATCTTGGCGGCCACCCTGCTGGGGAGCCGTGCGTTCGGGTCGACCGATCCGGTGGCCGACGTGGCCTCGGTGGTCAACGATCACCTGCAGGAGATGAAGACCCGCCACGACGTCACCCAGGAATGGATGATGCTGGGCGCAGTGAAGGGGCAGATTCTCGATGGCGAGGGAGAACTGCTGTACGACCTGTACAAGGAATTCGGCATCACCAAGAAGGTGATCAAGTTCAAGCTGTCCGACGGCACATTCAACGTCAAGAAGGCCTGCATGGAAGTGTGCCGCCACGTGGAGAAGAACCTGCTGGGCGATACCACCAACGGCATCAAGGTTTGGGTCGGGGCGGACTTCTTCGACGCGTTGACCAGCCACCCGAACGTCGAGAAGGCGTTCCAGGGCTGGGCCGCCGCCCAGGAGAACATCGGCGGGGATACCCGCAGCGGCTTCAAGTTCGGCGGGCTCATCTTCGAGGAATACAACGGCGAGGTGCCGGATGCCAAAGGCGCGACCCGGACGCTGGTCGAGGCCAACCGGGGCCATGTCGTACCGCTGGGCACCATGAACACCTTCCGCCTCTACGACGCCCCAGGGGACTTCCTGGAAGCAGTCGGTACCAACGGCGAGCCGTACTACGCCAAGATCAAAAACACCGACTTTGACCGGGGTGTGGACCTCCACACCCAATCCAACCCGCTACCGCTGTGCAACCGCCCGGGTGTGCTGGCAGAACTGCAGCTGGAGTAAGGGTAGGGAGAAGTAAGTAAGAGAGACAGCGACCAGCCGGGTGCTGCGAACACCCGGCCGGCCAGCTGACCCGCAGAGTATGCCTGCAAGCCAACCCGAGGCTGTCACTTTCTGCGCAGAAAGCGCCGACAGTTTAGCGGGATTATTAGCACTTGCAGAGACATGACGAACAAATTGGATGACATCCGCTGCGGCCACTGCGCCCGCAAACTGGCCGAAGGCCGCTACATCGAACTTAGCATTAAGTGCCCGCGCTGCGGGACGATCAATCACCTCCGGGCCGCGAGCCCATCACCAGCACGCCCGCGAGCGTCCGAAAGCAAGGATGCTCATGCATGGCCAACAAACCACAACACAACCCACGGTCGGTAGCCTCTTCGCCGGAATCGGCGGATTCGACATCGGCTTCGAGAACGCCGGATTCCGTACCGTCTGGCAAGTCGAAATCAACCCCGTCTGCAGGGCTGTCCTCGCCGACCGTTTCCCGCACGCCAGGCAATTCGACGATGTGCGAAGCATCGGCGCCCACAACCTTGCCCCCGTTGCTGTCCTCGTCGGCGGCTTTCCCTGCCAGGATTTGTCCACCATGGGGAAACAGCGCGGATTGGCAGGGGAAAGGTCCGGACTGTTCTACGAGGTCTGCCGGATTGCCCGTGAAATTCAGCCTCGCTGGCTGGTCCTTGAAAACGTCACGGGGCTGCTCTCTTGCAACCATGGCGAAGACTTCCAGGCAGTCATTTCAACGCTTGCCGAATGCGGGTATGTGGGATATTGGCGGGTGCTTAATGCTCAATACTTCGGAGTTCCCACGAGGCGCCGTAGGGTTTTCATTATTGCCGGCCTTCATGAACATCCCCCCATTGAGTTGCTGGCTGACGCCGAATCAATGGACGCTGTTCATGAACCGACGGGCGCGGAACAAAACAGGCGAGCTTTTCCTACATTGCTTGCCGGATCGGCTGCCAGCCAAATCGATATCAGTGGTTCCGGCCTCATCGTTCAAGCCAACGGATGGGATTCGATGGTTGAGCGGGCCCGAGCGTCTACGGATCATGGGCTTTGCCTCGGACTGGATGAGACCAACTTTGCAGAAGCTCGGGCTGCCGGTAACGCCGTTGTGCCGCAAGTCGTGGAGTGGGTAGCCAAGAGTTTGGCTAAGACGTTCTAGGGCACTTTCCCATTGCCCTAGCTGTACAACAGGGACTGCAGAAGATGAATTGAGGGGGATTCATACTCGTCGGCAGAGAGGTTTGGACGTCTCTGCCGAGTTTCCTGTTGAAGGTTTATATCTGACGATTGACGAATGGGGCAGTCGGTGAAGTACGTAGCGCGATAGAAATTAAAAGGTGCCACATATCAGCAGGTCTTCTCAGTAAAATCTATGGAACTACTTCCACCATGCCTTTTGGTTGTCAACATAAATAGTGCACTGTGGGATTCGAATCGTTTTGCTGGAGAAAGCCTTTTTGACCTCCCACCGGAAGTCCGTTGCCAAATTCACCAAAACACCAGGCGAAGGCGTTTTGTATCTTTTAGATGTTTTGTAGTAACCTCCTGATGTATTTTCGCTTCCACCAGGTTCGTACCAAGTGCGCTGCTCGACATAAAGCTTGTAATCACCAAAATGTATTGGCTGCAATATTAAGCCTTCCACCCAGTAGTAGACACGGCCAAAGTAGGTGGCATGACACCATTTCTCCCACGCTTTGGGGCTATACATATTCGAAGAAAGATTTTCGTTTCTTAGTCCAATCCAAATAACGGCTACTCCCAAGCGATGGTAGTTTTCTGTTCGCGTTGTTATATCCGAAACACTTAGATTGCTTCGTTGAATCTCTATGGCAACAGGGATGGAGTTGATGCAGGCGAACACATCCGCAACTGAAACTCCAAAGTCTTTTTCAAGCTCAAGGCCTGTGATATTGGCTGAGTTGGCAAGGGCGTGAAAAACATCTAGCTTACAACGCATGTGAGCTTCAGTCTCACCCTTGCCGCGATGGCATGTTATGGGAGGCTTGTGCTTGAAATGGTGGGTCTTAATGTTTCCTTTATTTAGGACGACCTGTTTCTTGCATGTTGGACAAAAAAATGGAGCTTCGATTTTTTGTGCGACAGATGCAATAACCTTGCTTTCGTCGCTTTGGCGGATTGCTGTCAGCATTTTGACTCCAGATTTCTATTGATTAGACTCAGCTGGTACAGAATTCTGCCCTTCAGGATTGGAGTTTAGGCTTTTGACTTCGTGCCGAAGCTTTTCAAGCTGCAGGCGAGCCGTCTCATCTTGGATTGGCTGTATTTCGCGATGCCATTTAACAAATCCATAAAACATGGAAATAACACCAAATCCGGCGACAAACCCAAGCACCGCCATAAAGAATTTCTTGTCAGATAGAGCTAGCTCAACCTTCTTTTCAATTACCTTTTGTTTGGTCGCTTCGATAGCTGTTGGTTTTGTAGTGGATTTTAATGTCTCATACTCAATTGTGGACGCAAAAATCAATTCATTAGTTGATCTGGTAATGTAGAGCGAAGAGCCCAAGCAGAATATAAAAATCAGCAGTCCAAATAGTGCGTAGAATTTGTAAATGCTATCGGTTGGGAGTGGGATTTTGTTTTCCATGGAGGCGCAATCCGTGATTGAGATGTGTCGCTATTGAGGTGAGTGTTAAATTTCTCCCAACCTGACAGCTTAGGGTGCGTTTTCACCGTGCCACTCACTGAGGGTTTGTGAGGCGAGCTCGGCAATATTCGCTGTACTTATGCCGTGCCTCTTGACGAACGCCTCTACTTGTTTGGCCACCTCTTTGAGTAAGAGGCGAGCTTCTTCCGCAATGATGTCCAAGCGCTCAATCAGTATCTGGCATGCGTGATCGTTGTGAATTGCAGCGCGGCTGCTGGCTCGGGAACTATGGACTAACCAGTTTCTCTCTGAGAGAAGAGCTTGGAACCGGTCTTCGACCTCCTGTGGTAGCTGCTTAGCTTTTACTAATTGATTAATCGTTGAGCCAAAGGTCTTGCTTTTCGCCTTGTCAACTAGTTCTTGACCCGCCGCGATACCCATACCAGCCTTTGCGTGAACTACAAGTACGAAGTACTGGGCAGAAGTAGCTTCTAGCTCCTGAAGCTGCCAGAGAGCAAACCCTACTCGGTGAGTGATGGCAAACAGCCGATCAGACTGGAGTTGGTGGTCGTGTAGCATGGTTATATGTTCTAATTTAAAATTTTCTGGCCGCTGGAGGCCGAAGAATAGGGAAGAACCTGCAGGGGAGATTGTTGGCAGTCCGGTTGATCACAGTATTAAGCAAAAGTACTGGCCGGTATGGAAATTTGATCGACGCTATAGCCCAACTTGGTGGCAAGAGTGCTCACGTCAATTCGGTCCCAATGAGGTGAGCCAGTTTCGTTTTCAGATACAAGCAGGTAATCAACTTTGTCAGGTGACAATCCAGTTCCTGCGGGCCAGTGTTCAAGCCACACAACATCCGGTTTTTCTTGCCTCAACAGATCAAGTATCGATTTCTCATTTTTCAATGCTCCAGATACCTGACGAAGAAGGAACACGACAACCGCAACCGTAAGCTTCTTTGCCTTCTCAATAGTAGTTGCAAATTCATCCAAGGTATCCGCAAGGAATTTTCTCTTTTTCTCGACAGATTTGTTTGACAGATATTGATATACCTGGTCTCGAATGATCTCGTATGCGTTCTGAACGGATGTGCCATGATTGTCTGGTGTCTGAGAGCAGACGATCACGACGGGCCTCCCCGACTCCGCAACGATACGAATGTGACACTTTGATCGAATCCCGCAGAATCCTGGGAATTCGTAAAAAAAATCCTCTTGCATGAGAACACCCCCCTTATACAGCCCAGCCAAGTCTAGTCTTGCATTGCATTGTTGAGTATTCATAAATCATATACAAAATGCATTACCCTCTGCCAGAGGTGTCGTACATTGAAGTGTTCACCTCTGGTTGCCTACAGTCCTCCTTACCGAACCCCTTCCTCCCTCTCCCTGTCTGACCCCGCCCACACAATGCGGGCATGACTAGCCCGACGCCCTACATCACCCCCCAGGATCTGGAGGACCGCTTCGGCCCGGACTTCCTGCTGTCGGCCACCGACCCGCGCAATAGCGGTGAGGTGGACCAGGCAGCGGTATCCCGCGCCATTGCCGACGCTACCGACCTGATCAACAGCTACCTGGGCAAGCGCTACGTGCTGCCGCTGGCGGTGGTGCCGGGCACGGTGGTCCGCATCGCGGCCGATCTGGCCCGTTACTTCCTCCTCGCCGACAACCCCGGCGAGGAAATCACCAAGCGTTACAACGACGGGCTGCGCTGGTTGCGCGACGCGGCGGACGGCAAGGTCTCGACCGGCCTGCCGGAAGTGCAGGTCCCCGCCAGTTCCAACGGCAAGGTCATCGTGTCCGGCTCGCCGCGCCTGTTCAGCCGTAAAACGCTGAGGGGGTACTGATGGAGCGTCCCAATCACCTGGCGTTTGGCGGTCTGCTGGTGAGCCGTCTGCGGGCCGAGCTGACCGACATCCGCAACATCGGCCAGCGCGGCGAGCTGGACGAGGTCATCAGTGGCAGCGGCCAGGGCTTGCCGGCCATCGCCGTGATCTACCGGGGCGACCTGGTCCGCAGCGGCAGCGAGCAGGCGGCCGGCGGCACCCGCATCGTGCAGCAGTGGCTGGTGGTGGTGGCGGTCAAGGTGGCCGGCGCTCCCGACAGGGCACTGCTGGACGCCGGCGACCTGCTCGGCCGCGTCCGGGGCGCGGTGCTGGACTGGTTTCCGGGGCATGAGCCCTACGGGGCCATCGAGGCCGCGACGCCGCCCCAAGCGCTGTATCTCAACGGCTGCGGGTTCTTCCCGCTGGCCTTCAATGTCGATTTCTACGCCTGACCAACCCAAGGAGAACGTCATGGCCGATCCAACGCCCGTCCGCGTGAAGCTACTGAAGGCCCACCGCCACGCTGGCGCGGACCACCAGGAGGGGGCAGTGCTCACCATGTCCCCGGCCACGGCAACGTGGCTCAAGAACAACCGCATCGCCGTCGACGCCGACACGGCCACCGAGGCTGCCACCGTCGTCACCGTTAAACCCAAGGAGGCTCACGCATGAGTTTCGCGCCATTCCAGGCCAGCACCGAGAAGCACACCATCGCGGTGAACGGCCAGTTCCTGTGGGCGGACTACGCCGCCCGCAAGTTCACGTCGTTCGCCATGGTGGAGTCGGCTGACATCTCGATCAGCGAGGAGTCCGAGGAGCTGCCCGACTCGTACACCGGGGACGGCAACTACGACAAGATCACCCGCGTGAAGGCGGTGGTGATCGACTTCGCGGTCAAAACCTTCTCTCCGGAGGTGATGGCCGAGATGAGCCAGGGCACCGCCTCGGTGCGCGCCGCCGCCACGGTGTCGGACGAGCTGCATACCGCCTACAAGGGCAGCGTGGTGCTGATCGAGCAGCCCGGCGCCGACACCTACCAGCTGACCGACGAGGCCGGCACCAAGACCTACGTCCCCGGGGTCGATTTCTTCCCGACCGCCGCCGGCCCGATCCCCCTGACCACCGGCGCCATCGCCGACGGCAGCAAGGTCAAGGTCAGCTACCAGGCGGGCGAGGCCAACGTCGTCGAGTGGCTGACCGGCCAGCGCAAAGAGAAGGCGCTGCTGTTCCACGGCATCAACCGCGCCAACGGCAAGCAGGTTGTGGTCGAGGTGTTCCGGGGCAAGTTCGGCTTCGTCGACAAGTACGCGCTGCTCGGCAAGTCGTTCCGGTCCGGCGGGCTCAAGTTCGAGTGCCTGGCCGATCCGCTGCAGCAGGGCGCGGGCCGTTCCCAGTGGATCAGGGAAACCTACCTCAAGTAAACCATGGGCACGGGACACCGTGCCCCGCCGGAGCCAAACATGCGCGTTCAAGAAACCTATCCCATCGGCAAGGACAAGTCCGTCACCGTGACGGAGCTGACCGTCGCCGAGATTCGCGGCCTGGTGGTCCAGTTCGCGGCGCGAGATGACGTGGCCGACCTCGACCCGGCCGAACGTGCCGACCTGTTGATCGACAAGACCCTGGTGCCGGGGATCGACCTATCAGCCATCCGCCTGATGACAGGGCTGTCGCGGGAGGTGCTGGGGGCATTCGGCCAGTCCGAGCTGCAGGCCATCGTCGAACACTGCCGGGGCTTGAACCCGCTTTTTTTCGGGATGCTGGCACGGTTGGAGGAGGCGAAGCAGCGGGCCGAAATGGCGGCGCTGGCGAGCTTCCAGTGGCCCAGCAGCTAGAGCGTTTCGAAGCCACCCTGTGCGCCGTGATCGGCGCCGGCCATCCGCATGCCTTGAGCTACCCCTGGCGGCTGTTCCTGGCCGCCATCGATGAACTGAACCGCCAACGATCATGACCGCCCAGACCCTGCAATACGTCATCAACGCCAACGCCAGCGGCTTCCTGAGCGCCATTGGCCAGGCTGAGGCCAAGTTCGGCAACGCCTTGCAGGGCATGGCGGACAAGGCCGCCCGCGTCCAGCTGTTCGAGCGCTCGCAACAGAGTGCCAAAGAGGCCGCTAAAGCGTACTTCTCGCTCAAGAAGGAGGTCGACGCCTACCGCCAGGCGCTGGCGTCGGCCACGTCGCCCAGCAAGGAGCTGGAGGCCCAACTGGCGCGGGCCGAGCGTGGGCTGGCCCAGGCCGGCACCCGCATGCGCACGGAGGCCGGGGCGCTGGCCACGTTGCGGAAGGAGCTGACGGCGGCCGGCATCGATACCCGCAACCTGGCGGCCGAGCAGGAGCGCATGGCGGCGCGGGTGGCTTCCGTCAGCCAGCGGCTCAACCAGTCGCGCCGGCTGGATTCAGCCCGCTCGGTGCTGGGGGTGGAATCGGAAGCGGACGTCACGCGCCAGATCCGGCAGGTGCAGGCGGCCTATCAACGGCTGACCGCCAGCGGCAAGCTCAGTTGGTCGGAACAGGTCGCCGCCGCCCAGGCCATGCAGACCAAGGTCGCCGAGTTGCGCGGCTCGCTGGCCGTACCGATGCGTTCGGGCTTGCTGTCGTCCTTCAGCTCGGAAATGGCCGGCGCCTTGCTGGCGCTGGGTTCCCTGACGGCCGCCGTCCAGGCCACCCAGTCCGTGCTGACCGTCGGTGGCCAGTTCGAGACGCTGCAGGTGCAGCTCAACAACGTCGAGAAATCCTCGGTGCTGGGCGCCAAGGCCATGGCCGACATGCGGCAGATGGCACTGGACACCCCGTTTGGCGTCAAGGGGCTGACACAGACCTACGCCCAGCTCAAGAACTTCGGCCTCGATCCGCTGAGCGGCGCGATGCAGGCCGCCACCAACCAGGCGGCCAAGCTCGGTGGCTCCCAGGAGACCCTGTCGCGCATCTCCCTGGCGCTGGGCCAAGCCTGGTCGAAGGAGAAGCTACAGGGAGAGGAGGCGCTGCAGCTGATCGAGGCGGGCGTGCCGGTGTGGGAGCTGCTAGGCCGGAAGCTCAACAAGGCTGCCTCCGAGCTGCAGAGCCTGGCCAGCAACGGCCAGCTGGGGCGCGACGCCATCCGCCAGCTGATCCAGGCGATGGAAGAGGACGCCAAGGGCGCCGCCGCGTCCAACGTCGGCACCTGGGAGGGCATGCTGTCCCAGCTGCGGGACCTGTGGGATCAGTTCCTGGCCATGGTGGCCGAGAACGGCGCCCTGGACGCGGCCAAGGAACAGGTCAAGGCGTTGATGGACGCCATCAAGCAGGCCATGCAGGACGGCACGGCGGCGGAAATGGGGCGGAATCTCGCCGCCGCCATCCGCGCCATCGGCGAGGTGGCCCGCCTGACGGTCGGTTTCATCCGCGAGCATGCGGACGCGATCAAGCTGATGCTCGGGATGTGGGTCGGCGGGAAGATCCTGCAGGAGGCCATCGGCTGGCTCGGAGGGCTGGCTGGCGCCCTCAATGCCGTTCGCGCCGTATCCTCGATCCGGGTGGCGGTGGCCGCCGACTCGGCCGGCATCGCCAAGGCCCTGAGTGAGATCACCGGGCTGCTGAAGGTGGTGCGGATGCTGCCGCTCAGCCTGACCCTAGGCATCGGCGTACTGGGCGCGGCGGCGGCCGTGGTCGCCATCGATGTCATCCTGGAGCACACGGAACGGCTGAATGCCGCGAACGAACGGCGCAACAAGCTGCAGCAGCAATTCATCGACCTGGCCAAGAGCGGCGTCACCGAGGTGGATGTGAAATCCGCCGCTCAACTCAACGGCTTGAGTAAGGAGGCGCGCGCCAAGTACGAAGCCGACCTGAAGCGCGCCCTGGCCACCAAGCAGAACCTGCTGCACCAGCGCCAGGAAGACGTCGGCGACATCAGCGGCGACGCCACGGCACAGCGCCTGGCCAAGGAAGCCTGGGCGTACCAGCAAGCGCTGGACGCCTACCGACAGTACAGCCGGCAGCGCATCACCCTGGAAGAGACCTTCGGCAAGAACGTCGAAGGGGTGCGGCGTGGCACTTTGGCCAACCTCGCCGAGAACCTGGCAAAGGAACAGAAGCTCTACGACCGCGCCAACGAGCAGCTGAAGAAAAGCCTCGATGCCCGCCAGCGTCACCAGGATGCCTGGGCGGCGCGCAACGCGACCGACCCGGCAGCCAAGGCCAAGGCGCCGGACGAGCTGGGCGTGACCGACTACTACGACGCCAAGAGCAAGGCGGCGGCCTTGGCCAACAAGGCGTCGGACAGCCTCAAGCAGGCACAACAATCGGGGCTGGACAGCGACTTCCGCCGCTACCAGCGCGAGGCCCAAGCCGCCGAGAAGGCATTCGAGTCGCTGGCCGACACCATCGCCCGGCTGCGCGAGGCGGGCAAGATCACCGAAGGCGAGTTCAAGTTCTTCAACGACGAGTCCGGCCGCCTGCAGGACAGCTTCGACGCCGAGGCCGAGACAGCCGCCAAGAACCAGCTGCAGGCCGTGATGGAGAAGCTGGAGGCGCTCAAGCAGGCCGCCGAGCAGGTCAAGAACCTGAAGGTCGGCTTCGATACCGAGCAGGGCGTGTTCGACCTGGAGAACCTGCTGGCCCGCTTCCAGCAGCTGGCCGAGGCGAAGCCAGTGCGGATACCGGTGGAGTACGTCGACCCCGACGGCAACTACCTGAAGGAAGCACGACAGTCCGTCGGTCTGCCGCCGATCCAGAAGAACGCGGCGGGCGGCCTGATCCGTGGTCCGGGGACGGGCACCTCCGACAGCATCCTGTCGTGGCTGTCGAACGGCGAGTTCGTGGTCCGCTCGGCGGCGGTGCAGCACTACGGGCCGGAACTGCTGCACGCGCTCAACCGGCTCAGCCTGCCGCGCTACGCGCACGGTGGACTGGTGACCCAGCTGCCACGCCTGGCCAGCCCGATGGCGGCGTTGCCGGCCCTACGAGCGCCCGCGCCCACGGTCTCCCGTGAACTGCAGCCGCTCAACCTGTACCTGCCCGGCCAGACCGCCCCGGTCGCGCTCGCCGGCACGAATGATGCGGTCAAGCAGCTGGTCGACGCTGCCCGGACCCTGAACCTGAAATTTGGCTGACATGACGGAACACGACTACGCCCTGACCTTTGGCCTCGACGGGGTGTTAATCCCGGTCCGGGCCGCCGTGAAGTTAACGCAGCGCTATGAGCGGCTGGGCGGCAGCACACTGCTGCGCACCCGCTCCGGCAAGGGGGTGCTGCAGTCGCACTGGCACAAGTGGCGCACCGAGTTGACCGGCACCGGCTGGATGCCGGCGCCCCTCGGCCTGCTCGATCCGACCGTGCCGCACGTACTGGACTGTGTGGCGCCTCGCGCCGTGACGGTCGGCACACCGGTGGTCGAGCGCCCGGACATCCCCGGCCAGGTGCGCGACGGCTTCTACATCTACTGGCCGCGCCTGACGGGCTTCATCACCGTCACCGAAGACACCGATCCCCGCGCCCTGACGTGGGGCTGGACCCTAACCCTGGAGGAGCAGTAATGGCGACGCCGAATCCCGACTACCGAAAATCCGTCCCATCCATCAATGGCATTCCGACCTATCTGGACGGGTGGGAAACCGTCACCACTGCCGAATGGGATGGCGGCATGGCCCTGCCGGTGGATGACTGGATTGGTCTGGACGCCATGCTCCGGAGTAATGCTGACACGTATGCCGTCCTGACCATCGAAACCCCTGCCACGGCCCCGGTCACGTATCGCCAGATACTGGTGGTCTACAGCATGAGCGACATGATGCAAATTGGACTCAGCCAAAATATGGCCACCGATGCGCCGCCGCTGGACTTCCGTTTCCCCGCAGGCAGCCGCCTCTACATGTCGATTTCGGCGGAAGACCTGCAGCAGTTGTTCAACAACCAACTAACCGTCGTGCCGTATGGTGTGGTCAATGGCAGTTGGGCCTGCTTGGCGCCATTCCCGCCCAGAGTGGTCAATCCCGATGGCACGAGCTACGTCCTACCGGCGGTGGGAAGTCGCACCGGGCTGATCCTGGTGGCCTTCCCGGCGGCCGGTGGCAAGCATATCGCGCTGTCGGCCACACCCTTGTCCCTGTCGGGGACATGGTACAAGCAGACGGATAACGGGGCCCCGTCTGAGGGCGGGCCGGCCTGATGCTCGGTACCGGTATCCTGTCACGTTTCGTCCTCGGGCAGTCCGAGACGACACGCCCTGACAACACCTTCCGCCTCCCGCTGCATGTCGTGGTGACCGCGCCGGCCGCCGGCAGCATGACCGCCGTCGCCGTGCGCGTCGCCGTGGTGCCGGCCCGGCTCGACGCATCCACCTGGTCGATCCGGGTGATGCTGGGCGGCGCCGATGTGTCCGAACGGCTGACCGGATCGGTTGAGATCGAGGCCGAGGAGGGCGCGGCACGGATTGCCACACTGACGCTGCTGCTGGCAGCCGGCGACACCTTGGCGGGCTATGCCGGCGCGGTTCTGGCCGTCGACGCCCAGGCCACCCCCGCCGCACCGTGGGTGCGACGCTTCACCGGCCGAGTGGTAGTGCCAGAACTGGACCTGGAACAGGGCACGGTGCGGCTGCACGGCCAGGATGCCCGGCGCGAAGTGCTGGCGCTGGCCGACCGCAGCGCAATCGATGCCATGCTGGGTGGTCACGGTTCTGACGTGGTGTTTGGTGCTGGCCGCGACAGTCTGCGCTACGCCACGGACCAACTCATCACGTTGGCCGCTGCCTTCGACCTTGATATTTACGGCAATCCCCGGCTGACACCCTGGTCGGGCCTCGCCATCACCCGGACGCTGAGCGACGACGACCTGATCGACGGTACGCTACACGTGCAGCCGGCGGCGCTGACCGACGTGGTCAACGTGGTGACCAACGACACCGTCAGCCTGGTCGACGACAACGCCTCGGCCAATAACGACCCACGCAATGCCGTGACCGTCGGCCGCCAGCGCCGGCAGACCGCCTGCAGCTTCGAATACCGCCTGCCACGCTTGCACCAGTGGACCTTCACCTACCACTGGAACATGGGTATCAGCTACAGCGAGTACGTCATCGGCAACAACGGAAAGCCCTACCAGCTCCCCGAGAAAACCCTGTTCGAACAGGCGGCGCAGAACACCGGCTGGCTGTTGGCCTCGGCGACCTACCACCCGCCACGCCCGACCGGCTTTGTCGGCTACAGCTCCACCGGCAGCGTGCTGATCTTCGTTAACGACTACACCGGCGACCCGGCCACTGACCCACGCTGCGACGAGGCCCAGCTGACCCTGGTTAAGCGCATTGCCCAGGTGGTCACCGAGCGCTGGCGCCTCACCGTTTGTGCACCGGACTCGGTGGTCGCGCTGGGTACCCGCAAACAGCAAGGCGCCACCGCCAGCCTCGACGCAAATAGCCGCTTCCAGTCAAGCGAGTGGGAGGGCTCTAGCGACGTTGCCCCGCTGATCGCCGGCACCACGGATGTCGACACCTTGCCCGGCGTGAGCCGTGCCACTTGTACGACGGCCATCAAGACCCTGGCGGCCCTCGGTCGGGCGCAGATCCTGGCCAGCCACCGCGCCACGCGGGTCCGGTGTCAGATCCCGGCCGACCTGCGTGCCGATCTGAACCAAGCCTGGCGGCTGGACAGCCGCAGCCTGCTGGCCAGCGGCAAGCTGGCCCGGCTGGTGGAGCGTTACGACCTGAACGCTGGCACGGCGCTGATGGACGTCGAACTGGCGGTGTCAGCCCTGATCGGCGCCGGCACCGTGGACGCGTCGCCATTGCCCGACCCAGCGCTGTCGGCCATCACGGACCAGAGTCTGACTGCCTCGGTGACGGTGCCGAGCTACCTGGAGGGGAGGGCGGAAGCCGAGTCAGGCACCGGCTTCACCACCGGCGCTCAGGGCGATACGACCGCCAGCTACCCGCGCCAGGTGGTGATCCAGACCCCAGCCATCCCGGCGACCCTGACCGACCCGCTCGACGTCGAGCAGACCTATGACGTGACCGTGGCCATCCCGGTCGACGAGTTCACCGTGAGGATTCCCACACCATGATCAGCTTTGCCCTGTACTACGACGCCGCGCTGACCCGACCGGTCACGGAACTGGCCCTGACCGGCGACAGCGAGGGCATGGGCACTCCGCCAAGGATGCGGCTCTGGGCCGGTCCAACGCCGGGCCGGGTTGCTACGGCCGCCGACGGCGGCGATATCGTCCTGAGCGCCCAGAGCACCGGCGCCGGCATCCAGGCCAATGCCGTCCGCCTGGCCACCTCTGAGGATGGCCTGGCTACCGGTGGTGCCAGCGTCAGCCTGGGCGCGCGCATCGACGTCGCCGTGCCGGTGTGGTTGCAGATCACCACTCAAGGCATCGCCGTTGGCGACTACCGCAATCTGGAACTGGTCACCAATGCCCTGAAGGAGGCTGCACTATGAGTCTGAGCAAAGATGACGCCAAGGCCGTGGCCAAGGCGCTGGGGGTGCCGGATCGCCAGTCGAGCGGCGGCCTGCCACCGGCTCCGTCGCGGGGTGGCATCCCCAGCCGGACAGGAACCGGCACCAGCATCCCCTCCGGTGGAGGAGGCATGTCATTCAGTAAGTTGACGGAACAAAGCCGCGAGTATTACCCGGCGGCAGCGACGCCCGCTTATACGGCCGACGGCTTGTTCGCCATCACTGCCAAGCCGATCAAGTCGGTGAAATGCCTGACGGACGGCAATGATGTCGTGACGCTGGAGTTCAAACAGCCATGA